AAACCTCAAAAAAGCATTAGAAGATGATCTGCGAGATATTAGAGGTTTGAGAGATAGACTGCGTGGTACATATGGCGCATCTAAAGATCCTCATGCAATGTCCAGCAGATTTGTAAGAGTTATGAAATCATTCAATGTTCTGGTTGGCATGGGCGGTGCTGTTGTTAGTTCAGTCCCTGATGTTGCTCGCATTGTAATGGTGGAAGGCATGACCAATGCTTACTCCAAGGGGCTTAAACATATGTTCGCCTCTAATGATAAAGTAATTAGCAAGATGCTTCGTAAAGAAATGAGAGCAGCAGCCGTGTCCGTTGATGCTGTTCTAGGGCTTCGTGCCGCACAGTTTTCTGACGTTGGTGATTTGTTTGGGGCTAGATTTGGGTTTGAAAGGACATTGAATCACTCAGTAGGTGGTTTCTTTATGTTGAATGGACTCAACTACTGGAACCAAGTGTTAAAAGAGTGGGCTGGCAATACAACAGCTTTGCTTATGACAGACCGCATTATGAATAACTGGGGGAGCCTCTCCAAAGCAGATCAAGAAAAGTTTCTTAAAAATGGCATAAACCAGCAAGACCATATGCGTATGCAAGCATTGATAAAAGCCAATGGTCAAAAGGTTGATGGAGAATGGATGCCTAATACTGATCTATGGGGTGATCCCATTATGGTCAGAAAGTTTCGTAATGCACTAAACCAGAATGTAGAACGCATCATTGTTACTCCTGGGGCAGGGGATCGTGCATTGTGGACATCAACAGAGTTTGGGTCACTGCTTACACAGTTCAAGTCATACGGTCAGGGTGCAATGGTTAGGGTGCTCACTGCTGGCTTGCAGGAAAAAGACGCTGCTTTTTGGCAAGGGGCGTTTCTAATGGTAGGTCTTGCCTCGCTGGTAAACGAGTTCAAACGTTATCAATATGGCATCGACAAAGAACAGGACTTTGATGAGAAGTTAATTGATGCAATCGATCGTTCTGGGACTCTTGGTTGGTTTACTGATGTAAACAACGCTATTGAAAAGATCAGTGATTTTAATCTTGGTGTAAGGCCACTTCTTACAGATGAGAAAATCAATTATATGCCGGATCAGGCAAAAGCAGCTTCTGTGTTTGGCCCTACGGTAAATCTATTTGGTAACTTAGGTAGTGTTGCTGGGGATTTTCTCAGTGGCAATGTTGATGCTCAGACCGGAGCCAACATGAGATTTATAACTCCGCTATCTAACATACCTTACATTGATCCTGCGTTTGACATTATTCAGCAAGGGATATTTGGAAAACAATAATAATAACAATGTGAATTAACAATCGGGAGTGCGTAATGGATAAAGGGTTATTATGGCTACTATATCAATTGCGGACAATGATGCTCGGATTCAACATTCGATAGGTTCTGGTGGTAACGTTGCAAACTCTACAACGTTTACAATCGACTTTCCGTTTTTTGACCTTGACGACATAAATGTAATTATTACTGACAGTCTTGGTAATGATACATCGCTTACCAGAGGCACAGGTGTAAATACATTTGCCGTTACTGGTACGGCTGTAGATGATGGTTTTTCGGGTGGCAATATTACCCTTGGCAGTGTCTACACAAGCGTTACCGTCACAGTGTTTAGAGACATTCCTGTTACTAGAACAACTGATTTTGCTACGTCAGGGCCGTTCAATATTGCGGCTTTAAATACAGAGCTTGATCGAATTGTTGCTATTCAACAGGAATTAGAAACTAATATTAGCAGAGCATTAATTTTGCCAGCTACTGATCCTCTTGCTGGCATTGTTTTCCCAAACAGCACGACTAGAGCAAGTAAATTCTTGGCTTTTGATGCTAATGGCAATGCTATTGCTGCATCAACAGGATCTTGGCAAGGAGACTGGAGTGCATCTAGAACTTACGCTCTAGGCGATATTGTTAAAGATACAAGCACTGGCAGTATCTATATTGCTAACGCATCTCATACATCTTCTGGTTCACAGCCTCTCACGACTAATACTGATGCTGCTAAATGGGATCAGATGGTTGATATTAGTACAGTTACAACAGCTGAAACCAATGCTGGTAATAGTGCTACAGCAGCTGGTAATAGTGCTACGGCTGCTGCTGCTAGTGCAACTGATGCTGCATTTTCTGATGATTGGGCTGTCAAAACAGATGGAATTGTTGATGATGGCACAACTCAAGATTACTCATCAAAAGCATATGCCGTTGGTGGCACAGGAGTAACTGATAGTGCTGGTCGTGGTTCTGCAAAAGAGTGGGCTACTGACACATTAAATACATGTGACGGCACAGAGTATTCATCTAAAGAATACGCTATTGGTACTGGTGACAACTCAGGTATGAACACTGGATCTTCAAAACAGTGGTCATTAGGTGGTGGCACAGGCTTTGACCGTGACACGGCTGTTACCGGCTCTGGCCTTACTGCTGAATATTCAGCTAGATATTACGCTAATCAAGCAAAAAACAATGTTCAAGGCTTTGTGGATGTTTACTACGGTTCGTTCGCTTCAGACACGGCTGCTGAAGATTATCAGATAAATGATAATGAAGGCTCTGTGAATGTTGGTGATCTGTACTTCAACAGTTCAGACAATGTGATGCGAGTGCGATCATTTTCTGGGTGGAATGACGTAGCAGCAGACACAACAACCTTTGCTACAAACGGTTTTGCAATCGCAATGGCAATCGCCCTTTAGGAGTTACAAATGCCACAATTATTCAGACGATATAAGCTACAGGGCATAGGTACAGCAGCAACTGACATCCCTGATGGCTCAAACTTTGATAGCAACGATACCATTGTAGGTATCCACATGACAAACACTACAGCCAACGCAATTACTGTAGAGGCTTACATTTCTAACGGTGGAACTAACCACTATCTAATCAAAGGCGCACCTATTGCTGCTGGCGGTGCGTTACAGCTTCTTGATGGTGGCGCAAAGATAGTAGTCCAAACAGGCGATAGGTTGTGGGTTAAATCAGACACAACATCATCCTTAGATGTGTGGGTATCTGCCGTTGATGACATCAGTGCATAGGTGATTTATGGCTTACATAGGCAATCAACAAACTGAAGGGTTTTCTAAGATACCCCCAAAGCAGGATTTGACAGGGGCTACAGGCACAACCCTAACTCTGTCTAATGCTGTATCTAGTCCAGAAAGCATAGACCTTTTTATCAACAACGTGCGTCAGGAACCTACTGAATCGTATACCACAGATGGTACTACAGTTAATCTAGTAGGATATAGCGTAGCAGCCACCGATGACATCTACGTTGTCTATAACTCACTGGCACAGCAGACCAGCACACATCCAAGTAATCAAGCACTGCAAGCTACTACTGGTACGTTTAGTAGTAACGTAGACGTAGGTGATTCATTGCTGGTTGATACTATCAAAGAAGGAACTGGCACTAATACAGCCATTACGATTGACAGCAGTGGGCGTGTTAATATGGACGCCTCATACGTTTTTGACCAGTTTGAATTAACCGCAGATAAAGGCGCAGCCGGAGATATTACTAGTAACCTTAGAAGGGTACAACACTCTGCTTTTGCTTCTGTGAATGGAATGACCGAAAGTTCAGGCGTATTTAGTTTTCCATTTACTGGGTTGTATAGAGTAGAGGTTTTTTATAAGTCATCACCCTTGAGCAACGATAATATCGTTCTTGCAATTAACGCTACGATAGACAATTCATCTTATTTTCAAACTTCAGCAGCTAACGCCCGTGGTGCTGGTGACCAATCATCATATTGTTCCGCACTTATAAATGTGACGGATATAAGCCTTGTAAAAGTAAAATTTAATTTAGCGTCTGTAACAAGCGGGTCAAATGTCAATGGAAGCACTTCTGGTACTCAAACTTCTTTTATTTTTACAAGAGTAGCACCAGCGCAATAGGATAAAGATATGGCAATTTCTAAAATACAATCTGAAAGCATGAACCTTGCAGATGCGTTTGCGTTTACTGGTACGGTTACAGGGGCTGGAGGTAATGCTGGGCTTGTTCATTTAGAAACACAAGTAACCACAACTGCGGTTGCGGATATAAAGTTTGGTGCAGATGTGTTTAACACAACTTACGACAAATACGTTGTTAAAGGCCGTGTATTGCCAGCAACAAACAGTGCAAGACTTTATTATAGGTTTTTGAATAACGCAGAAGCTGACCTAACTGCGACAGACTCATATCGGTATGCAAGAAACAATTCTTCGGGAGACAATTATACATTTGCACTAATAGCTGAAGAAACAGGGACACACCACGAAGCTGAAACTGGAGTTTTATTTTTAGCTGACATTTGGTTGCCGCATGTTGGCGATAACGATTATCAGTCTATGGTTTTTGCCAGAGC